GAGGCCGACATTCTGCGCGCCGTGTCGGTCGGCTTTGTGCCGCGCGAAAGCGCGGAAATAAAGGGCACGTGGGGCACGCGATTTATGAAGCACGAGCTGGTCGAGGCATCGCTGGTCGCGGTGCCGGCGAATCCGAACGCCCTGGCCGTGGCCAAGAGCTTAAACATTTCTCCCGCAACCGTGCGCATGGTGTTCGGCGAGCATGCCGGCAACGACATCAAGCGACGCGATTTCGATGCGAACCGTGGCGAGCACGCCAACAAACAACGGAGCGCTGAGACGGCGAGTAAACCCGGCGAGCATGCCACACCATCACGCGAACGAGAGAAAGGAAAACCAATGTTGCTCTCTCAGCGCATTCAGGAGTCCGAGCGCAATCTGCTTTCGCTCCAAGACAATCTCGACAAGCATCTGGAAACGATCGACGACAACGCGCCCACCGACGAGCAGATGATCAAGACCGAGGATCTGTCCGGCAAGATCGAGGCGGCGACCCGGCACTTGAAAAATCTGCGCGCCATCGAGGCCTCAAACGGTCACGGTGCGGCCGATGCCGGTGAGCTCGCCCGCAAAAGTGCGGCCAGTGGCAATGGCAAGCTGCCGGTCGAGTTCGCGCAGGCGAAAAAGAAAATCGACCCGATCGACTACATCGTGCGTGCGGCGATCGTTCAAGCCAAATCGCGCATCGACAACGTGACGATCGACGATATGCGCCGCAAGATCTACGGCGACCACGAGGTGACGCGCGTGATGACCGATCTGATGCTCAAGGCGGCATCGGCGCCGGCCAACACGACAGTGACCGGCTGGGCCGCTGAGCTCGTCCGCACGATCTGGTCCGCCTGGATGGAGGCCCTGTTGGCCGCCAGCGTTTATCCGAGGCTCGCTGCTTCGGGTCTTAGCCTGGACTTCGGTGCCAATGGCAAGATCGTCATTCCGACCCGCAGCCTGACGCCGGCGCTCTCCGGCAGTTTCGTCGGTGAGGGTGCGCCGATCCCGGTGCGCCAGGGTGCCTTCACGTCGCAGACTCTCACGCCGAAAAAAATGGCGGTGATCACGACGTGGACTCGGGAAATGAGCGAGCATTCGATCCCGGCGATCGAGGGCCTGCTGCGCCAGGCCTTGATCGAGGATACCGCGATCGCGCTCGACGCGGTGCTGCTCGGCAATGGTGCGGCAACGACAATCGCGCCGGCCGGCCTGCGTTCCTACCAGGCGGCCACAACGGGCGCCTCGGGCGGTGCCGGCCAGGGCTACGCCAACTTTGTCACCGACTATAAGGCGCTGTTTAACGCGCTGATCACGCTGACCAACGGCAACGTCCGCACGCCGGTGATGATCATCAACCCGGCACAAGGGCTGTCGCTCAGCATGTTGCAGCCGCCCGCTGCGGCCGCACCGCTCTACCCGTTCATGACGATGGTTGACGGCGGCAGGATCTTGCGCGCCGGCCTGCTCGAATCGTCAACGGTGCCAGCCGGTCAAGTGATCTTGGTCGACGCCGCGGATTTCGTTTCCGTTGGCGGCGATGGCCCGCGCCTAGAAATTTCTGATCAGGCGACTCTACATATGGAGGACACGGCACCCGCCGACATCGTGACGGGTCCGGTGGGCACGCCAGTGCCGGCAACGCCAGTCAAGAGCATGTGGCAAACTGACTCGCTCGCGCTGCGCATGATCATGCCGATGAACTTCATCATGCGAAGGCCAGTCGTGGCGTGGATCGCGAGCGTTGCCTGGGGCGTGTAATTTCGGATCAGGCAACACTGCACATCACGGACACTCTCTTGATCTGACAATCTGAAAAGGAGTCATCAGATGGCTACCAACGACCAAGACCAAAAACTTGCCGAGGACAAAAAGAAACTGGCCGCGGATCGCGAGGACCGCGAGAAACAAATGGCCGAGCGGGCCAAAAATCAGGGCACGCCGACGCCGACGCAGGAGGAAGCCGACTTGCTCAAACTCGGCCACGCCGTCGAGCTCGCGCCCGACGGCTCGCCGCCGGATCCGAACACTGTGCCGGCGGAGAAAAAGGACATGGCGGCGGCGGGGCACGGCGGCGGTTATGCGACGCGCCAGGCGCAGCCAGCACACCAAACATCGCACCGGGCGAAGGAATGAGCCTCGGCGATCGGATCAAACGGACAGCCGGCCAAATCGCCAAGGCGATCGCCGGCTATCCGGCCGAGGGCGAATATCGGCCGGGGCCGTGGTATTTGCCGGTCACGCATGGCTGGCTGCCCGCGGACGTCGGCGATTCCATGAATTGGTGGCAAAATGGCCACTCGCCGCTGTTGATGTCGGCGGATCTGGCGATCATCGAGGCGTGCGTTTCGGCCTATTCGCAGACCGTAAGCATGTGCCCTGGCGATCACTGGCGCAGCAAGAGCAACGGCGGCCGCGAGCGCGTCACGACATCATCGTTGTCGCGGATCCTGCGCCGTCCGAACGACTATCAATCGATGTCGGATTTTTTGCTCAACGCGGTGCGCCAGCTCTATCTGCAGGGCAATGCCTACGCGCTGTGCCTGCGCAATTCGCGCTACGAAATCACCGATCTGCACTTGATGGACAACCGCTATTGCCGGGCGCTGATCGACGGCGACGGCGAGGTACATTATGCGCTCGGCGGCAATTGGATCGCGGAGAACAGATTCGGCCCGCTGACGACAGTGCCGCAGCGCGACGTGCTGCATTTCAAATTGCATTGCGATCAGCTGAGAAATCCGCTGCTCGGGCAAACACCGCTGCAGTCGGCCTATCTCGACACGCTCACCGAACAAAGCATCAAACAACAACAATTCATGTTTTATCAGCGCCAGGCCAAGCCGGGCTATGTGTTGTCAACCGATTTGGATCTCAAGAAAGATCAAGTGAGTACGTTGCGCGATCGTTGGACCGAGCAAACAACCGGCCGCAATGTTGGCGGTACGCCGATCTTAACCGGCGGGCTCAAGCCGTTGCAGATCCCGGTCACCAATTGGCGCGACTCGCAGCTCGCCGAACTGCTCAAGCTGTCCGATCAAGACATCGCGATGGCGTTTCGCGTGCCGCCGCAGATCGTCGGCATTCCGGTGCCGCACATGACGCACGGCGGCACCGAAGCAATGATGCAGTCCTGGGTCGCCTCGGGGCTCGGCTTTTGTCTCAATCACATCGAGGAAACTTTCGGCCTGACATTCGAGCTCAAGGGTCAGCCCGACGAATACGTGGAATTCAACACCGAAGCGCTGCTGCGCTCGGCGTTCAAGGATCGCATCGAGGCGCTGAAAAACGCCGTGCAAGGCGGCATCATGTCGCCGAACGAAGCGCGCAATAAAGAAGATTTGCCCTCAGTTAAATTCGGTGATGAACCAAGAGTTCAACAGCAAGTGGTGCCCCTTTCGGCGGCATCACAGATCGAGGCGCCAGCCGCTCCGAATCCCGCGCCACCCGCCCCGGCCGCGCCGGCGGCAGCGCCGAAAGGGAGTCTGATTGATGCAAGACGAAACGCATATGCGCGAGTCCTGCTCAACCGATCAAAACAAATCGAACGGGAACGACAGCGCCGAATTTCCTGACGTGCTGCTCGATGCTGGTGCGATGGTCGTTGACGAATTGCGCCAACGATGGACCCGCGAATTTGAGCTGATGCAATCGCAAGGCCGCGAGGCCGCTGCGGTCATGCGCGCGCAGTTTATCGAATTCCAGCAACGGCTGATGAACGACGTTGCCGAGCGCCTGCTCGAGATACGCAACGGTGAGCCCGGCGAGCCAGGCCGCAACGGACGCGACGGTGAGCCTGGCCCCGCCGGCGATCGCGGCGAGATCGGACCCATCGGGCCGTCTGGGCCCGCCGGCCCGATCGGCGAGCCAGGCGCCAACGGTCCCGCCGGCCCGGTTGGCCCGCAGGGGCCCGTCGGACTGACCGGCCAGGCCAGCGTCGGGCCGACCGGACCCATCGGGCCGCCTGGCCATCTTGGCCCGCCCGGCCCCAACGGCCCAGCTGGTCCGCCTGGGCCCGCCGGGATCGGCGAGCGCGGCCTTAACGGGCCCGCCGGACCCGCTGGTCCGATCGGTGAGCCTGGCGCCAATGGTCCGGCTGGCCCGCCGGGGCCAATCGGCGAGCGCGGCGAGCGCGGGTTGCCCGGTGAGCTCGGCACCGTGGTCGAATGGCAGGATCGGATTTTTTATGAAGGCGATCTCGTCACGCATGCCGGCTCAACGTGGCAGGCAGCCCGCGACACCGCCAAGCCGCCAGGTGCCGGCGACGATTGGCGCCTGATCGCGGCGCGCGGATCCGGCTTTGTCATCCGCGGCACCTATGACGCCGGTGCCAGCTATAAGGCGCTCGACGTCGTGACGCTCGATTACGGGTGGTTTGTCGCCAAGGTCGACCGACCAGGCCCGGCGCCTGGTCCTGGCTGGCAGGCCGGCCCGGTCGGCAAAAAGGGCGACAAGGGCATCGCCGGCGAGCGCGGCCCGCCCGGTGCGCCCGGCAAGCCGGCGCCGCATTGGATCGGCGTCAAGCTGGACGGCTACGAGCTCGTCACCGTCATGAGCGACGGCACGGTCGGACCTAAAATTTCGCTCAACGCGATGTTTGATCAGTTCGGCCTCGAGCTGCGCACCAGGCTCAAATAAAATGCAACAGATCCTCAACGTGCTGACGCCGGCGAGCACGCAAGATCTCGTCTCGCTCGAGGAAATGAAAGCCAAGTTTTTCATTCCCCCCACCGACACCTCGAAGGACGTGCTGCTGCAGGAATTGATCAGCAACACGTCCGAACAGATTGCCGAACTGTGCAATCGCGTATTTGGTTATACGGAAGTCGAAGAAACTTTTTATCAGCTCGAGGATGGCTGCTTCACGCAGCGGCTTTATCTGTCGCAGTGGCCGGTGGTGCTCGCCGACATCACCGGGCTGACACAGGACGGCGTCGACATCGTGCCCTGGCTGTCGCCGATCCCCGGCGCCATCACGTCGGCCGGCACGCCGCCGCCGACATGCGTGCTCGAGCAGGACACCGGCACGCTTTATCTGCCGTCGTTTCTCGGCACGTGGGCCGGCGTGATCGATGTCACCTATAGCGGCGGCTACAAGCTGCCAGACAGTGCACCAAACAGTCTGAAATTCGCGGCCGAGGCGGTGATCCGCGAATCTTACACGAGTTGGCTGCGCGACCCGGCGCTGTTCGGCGTGCGCCAGATCTCGCACAAGGAAAGCCGGATCGGCTATTTCGGACCAAATATGTTTCCGACGACCGGCCTGCCGGAGACATGGAAAACCGTGCAAAGCGTGCTCAACAAATTCATTCGCCATTGGGTGTAACGATGAAACAGGACCGCAATCTGATCAAAGAACTGCAGCCGACCAATCAAGTGTGGCGCGCCGCTGC